CCCATATCTCGCTCATCGCATTCGTCCAGTCTGATGGTGTGATGGTCTCGGGCTTCTGCTCCTTCATGGAAGAGACGAAGGCTTCCTTGGATGGAACGGTTGCGGCTTCCTTCCTGATGGAAGCCTGCTGATCGATGGTGGTCTTCCCGTCCATGACCGCAGACGGTCCTCCAAGAACAATCGCCGAGGCAAAACCCCTGAGTCCTGCCTCAAGAGTGTTGCGCACAAGGCTCTCATCGGGAAGCGGCTCCATCGAGCCGGGCTCCCTGCTGTCCTGCACTGCGTATGCGATGTGGCGGGTCATGTAGTCCAGCGGCTCCTCGATCATCTCCTCGACGGCCTCCCCGGTAGCATTCGCCCCAAGGGATGCAAGCCCTTGCACAAGTGGTGCCAGCTTGTTGTTAGTGATCAGCTTGGCCATGACCTTCGAGCTTGCGGTGTTGACAAGGTTGCTTCCTCCGGCGGCCTTTATCACGGTGCCCGCCTCGATGCCGAGTCCGGCCTCGATTGCACCAACCATGAGGCCGTAGGTCCTTGATCCTACGTTGGCTATGTCCTTGTCGATTCCCATCTGCCTGAGCTGAAGGTAGCTTGCACCCTCCATCAGCTCTCTGGTCCTGTTGACTGCCCCGACGGTTGCCCCCATGCCGATGATTGCGGCGAGAGAGTAGGGTGAAGCCGCGGCTATCGAACCGAGCGAGATGCCTGTGGCTGCCGTGAACCCTGTTCCAAGCGCTCCTGCGAACGTTGCCCCTTCGAGTGCGCTCTTTCCCACCTCCATCATGTAGGGGACCGCTCCCTCTGCGGTCCACTTGAGCACGGTGGTAAGCACATTGCGCTTCTGGTAGTCCTTGAGCTTCGCTATCTCGTTTCCCATCGCATCGAGCTGGGACAGCATGGCCGATGTATCCTCTCCTGCAAGGTCAGCCTGCTTGAACCGGTAGGCGAGGTCGCTGAACTGCATGTTCAGCCTGCCTGCCTTGAAGCTGTTGCTGATTGCCTGGAATCCTGTAGCGTTGGGGGTGTAGGGTTTGCCCAGGAGGTCTTTCGTGAGATCGTCCAGGCTGCTGTATGCCGCATCGAGGGGGATGCCGTACTCGCGGCTGAAAGTGAGGGCTGCAGCGTATTTGCTGAGCTCCTCGTCAGGGTTCTCGCTCTGTGCGGCCGCACGGCTGATGATGTTCCACTGCTGCTCGGATACAGGTACTGCGAACTGGTCGCGCATGCCTTCCGTCGGGTCCTGCGCTGCCTGCTTCACCTTGTCCGTGAGGCTTGCGGCCTTCGGCTGCTCTTCCGCAACCCGTGCCGCCTGCGGCGTGCCCTCCAGGGCCTTGGATGCATCGATCATTTTCTGGTTGATCTTGATCGGGTTCGTCTTGTTTGCGAAAATGTCGTATGGATCGCTGATTCCCGACATCAACGATTGCGCATCACGCAGCCCGGTTCCGCCGTCTTTAGCAATGTTTGCCATGCTGTCTCCCTTTCTGTGTATGCTATCTGAATTGGTCGAAGAACCTGTCCACCGGTGTCTCGTTCTTGAACTTTGCCTTGGTGTCGATGGTTTTCCAGAGAGTCCAATTCTCTCCGTCTTTCCTGGTGAAGATGTCCCCACGGTTGATTGCCACCCATCTCTCAGAATCCCATCCTTCCAGAGTCGCCTTGAAGGTAGGGATAGGCTTGATTGTATTCCCAATCATCAGAGGGGATTTTTTGCTCGTCACATAGACGCCGTGGTTTCTTAACTCGTTCGCAATCTGGCCTGCAACAGCGTCGTAGGTGGCCTTATATTCAGGATTTGACCATTGGATGGCACCGTCCTTGTCCATCTGCACCGCAATGACGGGCAGCCCCCCGAACTGGTGCAGCTTGTCCAATGCATCGTCCGTTGCATCGGGATCATTGACCAATCTCAGTTTGTCCACCACCTCTCCGCTCTCCAGCGCCTTGACAGACTTGGCTATGAAGGTGGACTTGATCATGCCGAGCTGGTCCGCAACCTCCTTTGGAGTTATCTCGTTTGCAGCGGTGTTCATGAAGATGTTTGCGATGGCTGTGTTTGCATAGTCGCGAGCCTCTGCAATCTGTATCGTCTGTTCGGCTGTCATACCTTTCTTTGAATCAACCGTGAGGCCGAACTTGAGGCTTTCCATCTCGGAAAGGAACTTCGTGGTGAGAGGCTTGTAACGCTCCGGCACTATCTCGTCGTTTATCTTGGTGAGCATCTCAATCTGGTAGAGGTCGTCCTCGTCCGATTCGGTCGCATTGGCATTGAGCCCGCGAACAGCCTGCATGGCCATCGCCGGGCTGATGTCGCCGTTCCTGAGCATGGCGAGGCTTGCGTCAAGTATGGTCTTGTTCTCCTTGATCTGCGCCTTCGAGAGGTTTTCAAGCTGGGTCTTCTCCAGCCTGTTCAGCTCGTCGATGCGCCTGTCGTACATGGCGCCGAACGTGGCTGCGGTCTGGTCCAGCCCGTCGAAGATGCTCTGGTGGAGCGGCCCTCCCTTCTTGGTGATGCTGTCGCGCTGCCTGGTTAGGTACCCGGCATCCACGCTCTGCAGGTCTGCATTGGCAAGCGCGTATCCCTGCTTGGTCGCCCATGCAATGTGTGTGGCCTTCGCAGTCTCGATTGCCGCCTGCCTGCGGTCCTCCGGCATGCCCTCCACGCGGTCCTCGACCGCCTTGTACAGCTCGGCAGGGGATGCCCCTGCCTCCAGCCCCTTGGACATGACCGACGCCGCGCTGGTGGCGATTGCTGCAGTCACCTGCTGGTCGGTCCTGGCTGCGGTGGCGACGAATCCCTGTATCTCCTCCGGGGAGAACCCCTTGAGGCCGTAGGCATATTCAGTGGCCTTGTCGATGCCTTCGGTGAAGGCGAGGTTGCTTACCTGTGTGGTCTGGAAACGTTTGTCGACGCTCTTCTGGTATGATGCGAACGCAACCTGCTTCTGCAGGTCGCTGTAGTCGCTCCGTCCGCTGATGACGGCTGCCCCCATCTCGTAGGAACCGGTCTGTGCGTCGGTCTGGAGCGCCGATGCAAGGTTGAGGTCGTACTGCTGTTCTATGGTGGCTTGCGTTTGATTGAGGACCCCGCTGAAAACCTGTTTCATTCCTGCTGCATAGGTGTCGTTGAGCGTCTTCACTCTCCACTGTTTTACTTCCTTGGAATCGCTGGATGCGGCGATTGCTTCGAGCTGGTCGGTTCTCCATTGCTCGAGTCTTTGGTCCATCTGAATGTCCCATACACCGTCCTCACCCTGTACAGCCTTCGTGCCCTTGCTGAGGGTTGACTCCGTAATCAGCTCACTCAACTGGGTTGCTGCATCACCGGCCGACGTAATGGCTGTGGCCATCTCGGCCTGCTGGGCCTTCGCCTTGAGTGTGGTCCCGAGGGACATCGCCTGCCCGGTTATCTGGGTGATGATGTTGACTGCGAGCATGTCCCCCTGCACGTCCAGCTCACGCTGCTGGAGGTCGAGGCTCTGCCCCTGCCGCTTGAGTGCCCGGGTGTTGAGGTTCTGCTGGTCGATGGAATGCCCGATCTGCTTGACGTTGTTCTCTCTTGCAATCGCATTGGCTGTCGCACTGTAATCGATGCCTGGTGTATATATCGCCATCATCCACCTCAAATGTACTGCTTGTACTCGTCAAGCAGTTTCTTGTATTCGGCAAGCCTTGGGTCGGTCGTCCCGAGTTGTTGTGATTTTTCCAGTGCGGTTTTGTACTGGCTCTCGAGGTTCGAGTAATACCCCCTGAGATTGTTTCTCTGCCTGTCGAGTGCGGAATTGTGTTCCGTAATCTGTGCATTCCAATCGGAGAGCTGGTTGTTGAGGTTTGTTCTGGTGAGATCGAGGCTCTGGGAGAGCAGGCTCTTCTGCGATTCATACTGGGCTTTCTCTGATTCCAGGTTTGCAACGAGCGATGCGTACGATGAGCCGAATATTCCGTCGTTCCCGGCAAGCGACAGGTCTGATCCTGCATATTCGACAGCCTTTGCCCGTTCCTGCTGGGCTATGAGCTGCATCGAGCCTCCCATGCCGCGGTCTGCAGCCGCAACCTCTGCATCGCTCCAGTTCGAGAGCAGTGAGGTCAGGTTGCTCCTCCCCTGCGACTGGGCGCTCCTGGTTTGTGCATCGTAGCTGTTCTGCCAGTTGCCGAGCAGGTCGTCGACGGTGTTTATGTCCTGCTGGAGCTGGCCGGTCTGCAGGGCGTATTCCTCGTCCCACAGGTCGACGTTCGTTTCCAATCCGCCGATATCGCTCTCAAGAGTTGGGATATCCGTATACTTGAGCGTATCGAATTCCTTCTTGATGGAATCAAATGCAGAAAAAGCAGAATTGAGGTCCGACTTCAGTCCGTCCTGGTATTGCTGCTTCTCGAGTTCGAGCCTTTCCTGGTTGATGTCCTGGTTGTCTATTGCTGCATTCACGCCGATTGCAGCCGCCGATCCCGCAAGGGTTCCCAGCACTGCACCAGCAGCCCCGAGCGTGGCGCCTCCCGTTACAGTCCCGAGGCCTATGAGGGCCACGCCTGCCGCCACCTTCCCGAAAGTTTTCCAGCTCCACGCCATGCTACACCTCCAACAATGCGTATCGTGTCATGACGGCCAGCAGGTTGAACGGGACCGGCTCGTCGCTCGCAATATCCACGGACCCGTCGTAGTCCGCGGCTGCGTTTATCTCCAGCTTCTTGTCACCGGTGAATGCAGGGAAGTAGTCGCCGAGCCTGTATGTGCCTGGTACCAGCGGAAGGATCGATGACGTTTTCCCGTTTGCAACCACCTTTCCACCGAGGCTCCTGTAGAGCCTGAGCGTCTGCTCCTGGAGCTGTCGTTTTTTCCCCTGGCTCGTGCCGTTTGCGGGAAGCTCCGGCCTGAGAAGGCGCACCTTCGCAGCAATGGGGTATCCTATCGTGATCCTGCTGAACGGCCTGTCGTAGGTTCCGATGCCCGATGCATCAAGCGTCTTCACGGGAAGCACTGCATTGTCCGCCAGAGCGTCAACGCTCTCGTTAGCAAGATGCGGAACCGTTACGGTATCGGTTGGCGTCTCGTATTCGATGGTGCGCGAGCAGTCTACATATACGGCCTCGTCCATCGAATCGGGCGATTTCATGTCGAGCTTCTCTATCTGCGTTGCCCCCGATCGGAGGACGGTGAGCCACAGTACGTCGTCGGACGTATCGTCGCCCGGCATCACCTCAAGGCTCTGCACGGTCATATCCTCGCCGTCGGAACCCGTTCCCATCGGATGGCGGGCCCAGCCGATTACGCCGCTCCCCAGGTCGATGCTGCAGGTGCACAGCGATCCGTCGTTGCACAGCACCCAGATGACCGAGCCGTTCTCCCCGTTGAGCAGGGTGAAGGCCTTGATTCCCGATCTGATCATGTGCCTTGCGGTGAGGCTCACCTCGGCATTGACGGTGCGGTACTGCATGACATTGAGGCTTCGGCCGCCGATCCCTGCATAGATGACGTAGTTGTCCAATGCCTTCGGATAGGTGGAGTTGCATCCGCCGTTGAGCGTCACGCTCATGTCGAACGTTGCGGGAGCTGCAATGACTCCTCCGTCCATCCATATCGACCTGCCGGCCCCCGCCAGGATGCGCTTCTGGTTCACCAGCCAGTTTATCCTGGAACCGTACATGTCGGTTTCCTGCAGGTAGATGGCATGGGTGGATAGTACGGTGACCGCCCCCTCTATGATCTCGCTGAAGGTGAAGTCGGTGAACCTGTCACCGGTTGTCGAGTCAGGGGTGCGTGAAGCAAAAATCGAGTTCGGCTCGTTGTCGGTGGCAGCCAGGTACCACCGTCCGCCCTTGAACGCCTGGCAGGAAGGGTAGTCGCCTGCCGCGCTGAATGTCCGGCCCCCGGTGAAGGCGGGCTCGGTGAGCTTGAACGGGTAGGTGGAGTCCAGGCTTATCATTGCAGGCTTGTGGTTGTGGTGGACGATGTACATCACTCCCTTGTTCATCACGCAGGAGAGTTCAGAGAGCTCTGCGGATGCATAGGTGGTGACAATCCCGAACGGGGAACCTGCGTGCATCACAAGCGCCCCAGCCTGCGTCCAGAACCTGATCTTGAGCGGGCTGAACTCTGCCATGAACTTGCCGTTCACCCCTGCATCGAAGAGCACGAGCCTGGCATTGGTGATTCCTGCAAGCGTCGCCACATACCTGGTTCCCGGCCTTTTCACCAGGGAGCCGAGGCGGGTTGGTATGAAATTCTCACATACGGAAAGGCCAGTCTGGTATTTTTCACTGTCCAGCCGGCCTTCCATCATGGGGTTTAGCTCCCCGGAGATGAAGTTGTTCTGCAGTATCGTATAGCTTGGCACGGTCGGGCTCCTTATCGGTTCTCGTCGTACCAGGGATGGTCCTCATCGTCCTGGTATTGTGCAATTCCGTCCTTGGCCACCGCCTGCGCGTATGCCTGGTAGTATTCCTGCAGGAGCCTGTTCGATGCCCCGTCGTTGCGAAGTATCGGCATGCTGATCAGGTATGCGAGTTGCCGCACCACGAGGTCGCGCACCACCACCGGCATGTCAGACGGGTTTGCAGGCAGTGCGAGATATGATACGTACACCGCAACCGAATCGGTGAGGATCTTGTTGTCGCTGATCGAGTATGCGCCGTCGCATTCAACAGACCTGATTAGTGCACAGTCTGACGGAAGTGCAAACTGGTATGCATATCCGTATGCCGGTGCATCTGCAAGCGGTGCGAGTTGCACGCGCTTCGATGCAGTGCGCCAATGGTATGACGAATATACCGTCTCGATCGCCTGGGGGAGGAGCTGGGAGCAGTAGTTCGCCCTCGGCACCCCCTCATCAAGCGTCGATATCTGCTCGCTGCCTATACGCAGCAGGGCACGGTTTGCCAGTGTGACCCACTGTGCGTCATAGGACAGCGGTGATGCCATGGCTATTTATCCCTCTTGAGCGGGTCCGGGATGTCCTTCCCGTCCGCAGTGGCGAAATACTTGGCCATTCCATGGTCGAGCATGGTCTTGAAAGTCTTGTCGTCGATTTCGTATGCCGAGCCCTGGTCGTACTTCCGGCATGATTTTGAATGGTAGCAGGTCTGTTTGCAAATCACCTTCATGGCGCTCTCCTTGACATCCCCCAAGAAAGGCGGCGGCCGGGCGAACCGCAAGCCGCCGCCACACAAAAGGAGGTTCCTGTGTTATTTTCCGAGTTCAATCCAAGCGCTCGCTGCCTTAGCGGTGAAGGTGCCCGAGCTCTTCGGAGTGAATCCTGCCTTGAGATACCTGCCGTGCGATACCGGCATCGGCATCGAGTACTGCTGACCGGAAACGGGTGCGGTAATCTCGGGACCGGTGAGCAGCGCGGTGAAGGTGATGTTGTCGTCGCTGTGGAGCAGGATGGGGATGAACCCGTCTGCTGCGGCGAACGCAGCATCAGCCTGGAACACCACGTTGACGTTCCCCATCCTACCCGTGTACTGGGTGGCAGGGGTGTTGAAGTCGAGCACATCAGCACAGTATACGGTTGTTTCCTTGGTGGCGAGAGCCGCAGCACCAAACATCAAAAGTTTATCTCTCATTTTACAACTCCTTGCAATGCAATTACTTATGCAGTAACTGCTGATTCGGTGTCGAGGATGCCTTCCCAGAACAGGATAGGGACTCCCACCACACGTGCGACAGGACCGAAGCCCTCGATGTCCTGGATGGAGTAGGCGGCGTTGGTCTTGTTGTAGGCGCCTGTCTCGATCAATGCATGGGCGGTTCGGTTGCAGAACCCTACGGCATCGCGGCCGACGTTCGGCAGCTGGTTCTTCATCTTGATGAAGACGTTCGGGCTTATGTCGGTTCCGCCGCTCTCGATGTTGGCCATCCTGAGCATCGATTTCTGGTTGACGATCTCCATGCCTGCGGCGATCTCGTAGTGCCTGATCCACGCCCAGAACTGCCCGGTGCCTACCGGTACGGGAACGTTGTTGAGCCCGCGGTCCTGACCCGAGATGCCTGGCTGCGTGCCTGACGGGTAGCGCAGGTTGAATCCGCGTTCACCCAGCTCGAAGAGCCAGAGGCTGGTAAGGTCGCTCCCGCTTCCCCCTGCAGTGAATACATAATCGTTGAGTACCGCCCTACGGGCCGCAAGCCCCTGGAACCCCTCGACCTCGTTGCTCCCGTACATGAGCTGGTAGAGCCAGTCCTGCGTGAATCCCTCGAGGTTTGCAAGGTCCTCGCTGTCGCGCACCTTGACCTTGTTTTTTGCGGTCTTGAGCACTACGTCGTCCACGATCGAGTCGGCCTGGTAGAAGGCGATCGGCTCGACTTTCTGGTCGGAGCCGGAGCTGATCTTCGGTACCGCCTCGTTGGCCTTGG